CGGCATCAGTTGGAAGCAACCGTCGCGCCCTCTTTTCTGGCGGACCGCGCCGCGCACCGGGTGGTCCCTCCCCCGTTGTTGGTAACTCGCGGGGCGCGGTCCACCAGAATTGAGGGAAAACATCATGATTAAAGCAATCGAAACACGCTACAAAGGTTATCACTTCCGCAGCCGTCTTGAGGCCCGCTGGGCGGTCTTCTTCGACCATCTCGGCCTGCGCTGGCAGTTTGAGCCTGAAGGGTTCGACCTGTCCGAATATGGCCTCGGCTACTATCTTCCAGACTTCTTCTTGCCTGACCAAAACTATTGGATCGAGGTAAAGCCGGACAACTTCGACCACCGCGACCAAGACGCATACCGGAAGCTGGCTTACGTTGGCGCGGCCACCGACGCGCGGGGCTTGCTTGTCGCGGGGGAGCCGTACCACAATGTGGTGATGGGCAATTTTGAAGATTACATGGCCCCCGGAGTTCTTCCCTACGACCAATGGTGGACGGTAGACACGTATTACCGCGAAGAGGGCGACGAGATGAACCGTGCAGGTCAAATGGACGGCCCGTACCTGTTCTGTGTGTGCCCGCTGTGCGATAAGATTGGCATTGAGTTTGATGGGCGCGGTGACCGCGTTTGCGGAGACATCTGTAGGCCCAAGCGCACGCGGGAAAAAGCGCTTGCCTTGGGCTTCTGGGGCGGCCTGTATCACGGCGATAAAGCCTACAGCGGCAATCACCCTAAGATTGTTGCCGCCGCCGAAGCGGCGCGCAGCGCACGGTTTGAGCACGGTCAGTCGGGTGCTTCGTGAGCACTCTCTGGCTTGACCTCGAAACATACAGCCCCGTGCCGATCACGCACGGCACGCACCGCTATGCCGAAGAGGCGGAGGTGCTGCTTGTGGCGTTTGCGGTAGACGATGCGCCTGTGGAGGTCTGGGATTGCACACATGGCCGACGTCACTGGCCAGAGGGACTTCAGACGATGATTGACTTCGCCGACCGCGTCGTCATCCACAACAGCCACTTCGACCGCACAATCCTGCGCCATCGAGGCATCCACATACCCGTTGAGAAGATACGCGACACGATGGTGCAGGCGCTCGCCCACAGCCTCCCCGGCTCGCTGGGCACGCTGTGCGACGTCCTCGGCGTGCCGACCGACAAAGCTAAAGACAAGGCGGGCAAGAAGTTGATACACTTGTTCACCAAGCCACGCCCAAAAAACATGAAGCTGAGGAGAGCCGATCATGTCAGTCACCCCACCGAATGGAATGAGTTCATCGAATACGCCCGCCTTGATGTGGACGCGATGCGAGACGTATATGGACGTCTGCCGAATTGGAACAATAGTCGGAGTGAGCGGAACCTTTGGCGAATTGACCAAGGAGTTAATGACCGTGGCATCGCCATCGACCTTGAACTCGCCCACGCAGCCCTTCGAGCTTTTCGAAGAACTTCAGGAACTCTGGCCACTCGTGCAGCCGATCTGACAGGCGGCCACGTAACGAAGCTGACGCAGGGCGCGCGCTTCTTACAGTATCTAAGAGACTACCACAATTTTGCGCCAGAGAACCTAACTAAGTCCACAGTCGCCGAGCTGCTCCGCAGCAACGGCCTGACGCCCATAGTGCGCGAGTTGCTGGAAATACGGCAGCAGGCGGCGGCTACCTCACCAGCCAAATATAAGGTGCTGCTCGACGCAACGTCCTCTGACGGGCGGCTGCGCGGCACACTACAGTTCTGCGGCGCATCGCGCACAGGCCGCGATGCGGGGCGTATATTCCAGCCACAGAACCTGCCGCGCCCCACGATGGACGCCGACGTGATTGAGACCGGCATCTCCGCCATGAAGCTGGACTGCGAAGACCTACTGTTCGACAACGTGACCGACCTATGCTCGTCCGCCGTGCGCGGCTGTCTGGTGGCCCCAGAGGGTCGCAAGCTGGTCATCGCCGACTTGTCCAACATCGAGGGCCGCGTGCTTGCGTGGCTGGCGGGCGAGGACTGGAAGGTTAAGGCGTTCTGTGACTTCGACCGTGGCGTCGGGCACGACCTGTATGTGGTCGCCTATGCCAAGGGCTTCAACGTCGATCCCGAAGAGGTGGTCGATAACAAGAAGAGCGGCGACGGATCGATGCGCCAGTACGGCAAGACAATGGAATTGGCGTGCGGCTATCAGGGCGGCGTCGGAGCTTTCCGCACGATGGGCGGCCCTGCGGTCGCAGCCATGACGGACGAAGAAATCCAGCCACTGGTCAGCGCGTGGCGCAAGTCGCACCCCAATGTGGTCAAACTTTGGTACGGCGTCGAGGCGTCGGCCAAGCAAGCCATCAGGAAGCCAGACGAGTTGTCCCACTACGACATGCTCCAGTTCGACATGAAAGACGGCTGGCTGCGCATCAAGCTGCCCAGCGGACGCTATCTGTCCTACCCGAACGCGACAATCGAGGACGGGCGCATCACCTTCGACGGTACGAACCAATACACCCGCAAGTGGGAGCGCGTTGAGACCTACGGCGGCAAGCTGGTCGAGAACATCGTGCAGGCAGTCGCCCGCGATGTGTTCATGACTGGCATGGTCGGCGCAGAGAAGCTCGGCTACGAAGTCTGCATCCGCGTGCACGACGAACTGATTACCGAAGTGCCCGACACGGATGAGTACTCGGTAGGCCAACTGGCAGGGGCCATGTCCACAAACCCGTCGTGGGCTGTCGGCCTGCCATTGGCTGCGGCTGGGTTTGAGACCCACCGCTACAAGAAGGACTGAGGCGTGACGCCCGCAGGTAAGCTACAGGACCACCTCAAGCAGAAAGTGCAGAAGAGTGGGGGTCAGTACCGTAAGGTGCGCTGGGAGGGCCGTAACGGCTGTCCTGACTGCTTTGTGTGGTGGCAGTGGCCGCACGTTGCCTTCATCGAGATAAAGGCGTTCGGCGACCGCGTCAGCACGATACAAGATCGCGAGATCGAGCGCATGCGTCGCTACGGCGTGCCGGTGTTCATCGCACGGACGAACGAGGACATAGACAAGATTGTTGAGCAGGTGCGGGGCGGCAATGACACGGACGTTTAAGCCACACGACTATCAGCAGGACGCCATGCGCTTCCTGTACGACACGCCGCGCTGTGCGCTGTGGATGCCGATGGGTGGCGGCAAGACCGTCACCACGCTCACCGCGCTGGACAACATGTCCGTCGTGGACGACATCTACCCTGTGCTCGTGCTGGCACCGCTGCGCGTTGCAAAGTCAACGTGGCCCGAAGAGGTTCAGAAGTGGGACCACCTGTCGCACCTGCGCGTCAGTGTCATCACCGGCACGCAGAAGCAGCGCGAGCGTGCGGTGGCCAAGGATGCCGACATCTACTGCATGAACTACGAAAACCTGAAATGGCTTCGCGACCAGTTGGGCGACACGTGGCCGTTCAAGACTGTGGTGTCCGACGAGTTCACCCGCCTGAAGTCCTTCAGGCTGCGTCAGGGAGGCGGCAGGGCACGTCTGCTGGCTCAGGTAGCCCACGGCGAGGGGACGCGCTTTATCGGCCTCACAGGGACGCCAGCGCCCAATGGGGTCAAAGACCTGTGGGGCCAGATATGGTTTCTGGACAAGGGCGAGCGTCTGGGCCGCACGTTCAGCGCCTTCGAGCAGCGGTGGTTCCGCAAGGGCTATGACGGCTATAGCCTCGTGCCATACGAGCACACGCAGCGTGAGGTCGAGGAGAAGCTGCGCGACGTCTGCCTGACTGTCCGTGCGCTGTCCGTCGAGGAGCCGAACGTGGTGCCAGTCTACGCCGACTTCATCCCGTCGGTGCGCAAGCTGTACGTGTCGATGGAGACGGAGATGTTCGCGCAGCTCGCGGAGAACGAGGTCGAGGCGGCCAACGCCGCAGTGCGGACGCAGAAGCTGTTGCAGATTACCAACGGCGCGCTGTACGTAGGCGAAGACGGGAAGTGGGAGACGATACATAATGCCAAGCTGGATGCGCTGGAAAGCATTATCGAAGAGGCTAACGGCACGCCCGTGCTGGTGGCCTATAACTTCAAGCACGATCTCGAACGTCTACAAGCTCGTTTCCGTCAGGGTCGGGTGCTGGACGCTAACCCTGATACGATCAGGGATTGGAACGCCGGACGGGTGCCGATACTATTCGCTCACCCTGCGTCGGCGGGACACGGCCTCAACCTCGCGGACGGCGGCAACATCCTCGCCTTCTTCGGGGTCAACTGGAACTTAGAAGAGCACATGCAGATTATCGAGCGCATCGGCCCCATGCGGCAGAAGCAGGCGGGGCACGACCGCCCAGTGCTGATATACCCCATATTGGTGCGCGACACGGTGGACGATGTGGTCATGGAGCGCCTGTCAAGTAAGCGCAGCGTCCAAGAGGTGTTGTTAGAGGCAATGAAACGAAGGAAAAAGAAATGAGCAAGAGCTTTATATGCAGCACATGCAGCGTTGAGTATGACACGCTGACGAAGACGATGGAATGCTTCCACTCGCACGAGGAGGCGGCCAAGGTGCCTGAGCCAAAGGCCGCCGAGCTGTTGGGCCGCGCTGCGGCGCACATGCACGATCGAGCGTCGACCTATGACGAGCCAGAGGGCGAGCGCTCAATGGGTAAGATCGTGACGGCCTTCAACGCCATCACAGGGCGCGACCTGACCGAGAGCGAGGGCTGGATGTTCATGCAGCAGGTCAAGCTCGTGCGGCTGTTTACGCGCAGCGAGTACCACGCCGACAGCGCTGAGGATAACATAGCCTATGCCGCGTTGCTGGCCGAAGCGAAGGGGGACGGGCGTTGACAGACGAAACACACGAAAAGTCAGTAAACGCTGCACTTCAGGCTATGGGTCTTCCCCGAACAAGGGACAATTACATGTACGTACTGTTCGGGGGCGAACCACTACCTGAAGAGTGGGGACCGGCTGACGAAATACGCAACGTCCCGCCGGACCTGCGCCTTACGGTCTCTACTTGACGCTAAAAACGCGTTTAACAGGCCGACCCATGAGATCGGCAACGCGGAAACGCGCCTCGTCCGGCGAGGAAGACGTCCGCCATATATCCTCCACAGACTTCTTGAGCGCTTCAGTTTTGGCGTTCGAACCCCACAGATCGCGCACGCCTTCCCACGTAATGGACTGTACGGCGTTTCCGCGAGGGATGCCGAGTTCTTTAGCCGCAAGGTTGTGGGCGTCGCTGATAAGGCCATAGTATCCCTTTGAACCAGTCGCTGCGGTAGTCATCCCGCTGCCCATGCCTCTTGTCGCAATGGTGTCGTTAGCCCCTGCGGGGTACAAACCTGTTGCGCCTGTTGAGTGCGTGTCGGCGGTGATAATATCGCCAGCCAGATTGGGGTCCGCGATGTCATCGTAGAAAGACGGGACTTTGCCGCCGCCGGTAAGTGTTTTTCGAATGTTAGCCATCGACGGGTCTTGCATCATCGATAGCGCGTTGGTCAGATCGCGGCTGTTGCCCCAAGTCATAGCCCCGTATTCACCCCCATATTCGCCTGTAGGCAAAACGTCCAAAACGCGAGGATTGAAGCGAGACTTGTCGGCCAAGACGATGCGTGAATATATGTCCATCGGATCGGTCAATTCAGCAAAATCACTGTTTGCAATCTGGTCCACGTAATCCAAACCGCGACGCACGGGAGCGAGACGCTTATCCGCTTGCATAGCTTCTTGTTGCCGGAGGAATGACCGTAGGCCTGCCGCGTCCACACCGAAATCGTCACCCATCATTTGTGACATGCGATCCACGCGGGCTACGTTAACCGGCCACGGTGTTTGGGGCGATGTAGCGGCTAGTCCAGCGTATCCAGCTTCCGGTGGTTGGTCTATTTTAGCTGCGAAATCACGACCGAGACGGTTCGCTGATGGGTACCATTCCGCCGAAGCAACGGCTTTGTCTGGGTCCATGAGGTCTTGTGCGATAAATTTAAGGTTATCCGCGCCTCTGCGAACGCCTTCAGCGTATATTTCATCCGGCGACCGACCTTTCATGTCAGCCATAAACGGTTCGTCGGTGAGCAAGTCCATGTTGCGCGCAAACGCTTTCGGGTTCAACCGCATCGCGTCGCCGGTTTGTGTTAAAAGAACCTCGTCTGGGTTCCCAAAGACCTCAAAACTCTTTTCATTCGGGCGACGAGTACTGATCAGGTTACTGTCTTCGAGAGGCATCACACCAAAGCTGCTGTCTGCGGCAGTTGGTTTGGGCGTGCTTGCCTTCTTTGTCGTAGCCGTTGCCGCGACTTTCTTTTCAGCGCCTTTAGTAGCCGTCTTCGTCGCAGTTTTGGTGGCCGTCTTCGTCGCGCCCTCCGTCGCGGCTTTAACCGCTTTACGTGTGGCAACGCCTGCGGGCCGTCCAAGGATAGGCACAGCGGACAGCACAGCGGTTCCCGCCATTGCCTCCATCTTTTCAGCCTCGGCGTAGCGGCCCTGCGCACGCAGCTTGCGTGCGGTCTCGCGGACGTCACCGAAGTCACGAATGGCGGCGAGGGGTGAGAATATCGCGTCTTCGGCAAAAGCGTTCGGGTCTTCTACCGCCGCGTCATAGGTGGCCCTCGCAATACCTTTAACGTCGCGAGCTACGCTTGAAGGCGACGACGACTTAATATAGTTCACGACACGACCCGGTATCGACGCGATGCCGCTGCCTAGTTTGCCTGTATTTGCGGTCGCCGCTTCATTGGCACGAAGCCTTTCGGCCTGCTTCGCTTCAAAGCGACGCTTCTGCGCCGTTGCTGCGTTCTTCTTGCGAACTGAAAGACTACCAGCCATTAACGTAAACCCCTCTTAGCGGCGCATGCCGTAGTGTCGTGCCAGATCGGCGATGGATGCCATGCCGCCGTTGCGGAACGCCTGCACCGTGCCGCCACGGTACATGTTCCGCATGGGTGCCGCTGTTGCGTCGTCAACGACCACATATTCGCCCAACTCAGGATCGAAGGACGCGATCTCCACGTCCGCTTCGTAGTCGCCGCCGGGCATCGTAGATAGGCCGCTGAGGTCTTCTTCGGCGAGCGACGGGACAACCACTTCGAAGTCATCTGAAAGCTGGCCGCGAGTGTCTTCAGGCGGCGGGGCAATCGTCGATGCGGCGGCAACGCCACCCTTCGTGACGCGGCGCTCAAGCGCCCGATCAGCCGCTTGCTGAACCGGAGCAGCCGCCTCAAGACGTGTCAACACCTCTTCAAGTTCTTCGGGGCTGCTGGCTTTAAGCATGCGCGCCAACTGTGTGTACGTCGCCCGCGACACGTTAGCGTTCCGCATGTTAGACAGCAAACGTGCAGTTCTGTTGATGATGTTGCCCGGCGTGGGGTTGACAAAGAGGTCAACAGCGTTTTCGATGTTGCCGCCCGCAATCTGGTTTTGGATGTCTTCACGTTCAGCAAGTCGGCGGAATGACGCGCTGTTGCCGGTGGCTTGACCGATGTCGTTAAACAACTGTTCTTCGCGCCGTAAAGCCGCTTCGAACACTTGAAACTCGCCGGGGTCCATGACCGCTTCAAACTTTTTCAAGGAGTTTTCCTTGAGGAGAGTGTTGGCGAAGTTTTGACGCCTACCTGTATCCTCAAAACCCTTCAGAACTTGCTGCATAAAGCCAGTCTTGAAGGCCTGCTGTTCGCCCGGAGAGTAATCCTTCATAAACTTGCCAAACTGCTGCCAGCGCAAGCCACCAGAGTTTTTGCCCTGTTCGAGGGCTTCCTTAATTTCGATGTCGCCCTTGTATTGCTGACGCGCGGCCTTGAACTCCTTCGGGCCGATGGCATCAAGCCGCTCTACAAAGGCGTCGCGCAAACCGCGCAGGGACGTAGCTTGGCCGCCCTGACCGCTGGCGTAGAGCGAGTTAATTTTGCGGTCGAGCGCAATCTTAACCTGATTAAGGGTGCCCATGTCTGGTGCCATTTTGCCGGTAGGCGAGAGACCAATAACCGAGCCTTCCGCGTCCATGATTGGGTCGAAGACTTCACGCAGTTTGAACTGCGACGGGTCTTGGCCTTTAAGAAGTGCTTCTTGTTGCTGCAAGCGCGAGTTTTGAAGCGCGTCTATGTACGCCGAGCGGATTGCAGGATCGTCCAGAACCTGCATGATACGCGGATCGCGGACCTCCACGTTCTGCCAGCCTGAGCCATAATTCCTCTCGGCGTTGTCGCGCAGCGTTTTGAGGACGCTCTCCTCCGACGCAAAATAATCTGGCGTCGGCACCGCCTCTTTCGCAAGGGCTTTGACGCGCTGCGGGGCACCGGACTGCACGTTGAACAGTCGGCGGACGAGATCGGCTTGTTCGCCGCTTGGTGTATTGACCACGTTTTCAGTAAGACGGCTAAGTTCTGGCGATAGCCCGCCAAGGGGCAAGTTGTCTATGCCATACGTCTTTGCCAGTTCGGCCAATTCGGCAATTTTTGCGTTGTCCAAACCGCCTTCGGCGATGCGGCGGCTGATGATGCCCGCTGCGCGGCGGGCTGCCTCTTCGTCGCCCATCTCCGTGCCACGCGCAGATAATACGCCGCGACCAAACTTGACCGCCTCGCCAACGCCGTACCCCGCAGCACCCAATGGAACGCCGAGGGCACCACCGATAACAGCTTTGCCCGCGCTGTCCACAAACCCTTCGCCCGAACCGAAACCCGCAGTGCCGCCAGCAACTGCGCCCGTAGCGGCAGCTCTGGCGAGAGGTGATGATAATTTGCTAATCCCTGTACCGGCTTGGATTGCCCGTCCGGCGACGTTAACACCGGGGACGAACATGGTTCCGATGCCACCTGTGATATTCAGAGCGGGGCCAAGGACGGGATACGCCTCGTTGAACTTGGCGCGCTCAAGCCGGATTTCGTTGACCAGCTCATCGTAACTCTTGTCTGAGAACGCGGCGCGAGCAGCCGCCTCAGCTTCGTCGCTGAACTCAAACGCCGCGCCGCCCGCCAATTCGCGGAGGCCGCCAGCGACCGTCTCACCCGCCGTAAGTTCGGGAGGCTCAATCTCAATCTGAGGCGCAACATCGGCAGTACCGCCGCCCGGTGCCTCATATACCCGAACCAACTGCTCCAACTCTTCGTCACTAAGCGTGTCAAGCTGCGCGGCAGTGTTTTCGTGCTGCTGGATGAGGTAGGCAAGCTCCTCGTCCGACATCCGGTCGATGGAGGAGTATCTGTTGGGCGTAGCATTTTGGCCGGTGTTTATCACTTCTTAGTCCCCTTAGCTGCGGCGCGGCGCTGCCGCTCTGCCGCGAGCTGATCGTAGGTGAAAGGCGATACACCCATCCGAGATTGCTGTTCGGCAACTTTAACGCCGCTGGCAACGATATTCATGAAGCGTTGCAATTCACGCTTGAACTGCACTTCCGAAGTGGCTGCGTTCATGTTTGCGAGAGCTTCCGTTGCGGATACCCCTTCTGGCCCCGAAATGGCACCAGCACCCTTCAGTTGCTCAAAGGCTTGCATGAACGCGCCCTTCTTAACAGCATTCAGCGCGTTGGTGAAGTCGCCTGCGGGTGTCGCCGGAACTGTGCCGATGCCGAAGCCTCCCTTGAACGGATTAGGCATGCCGACTGCGGCAGAAAACCCGGGGTGCTTGAGAAGAGCGGCCCCCTCGTTAAGCGCCTGCTGCGAGATTGACCGAAGTTTAGGGAGGCTGAACTCCTTCGTCGCGGCACTTTCGCCGAGCACCGAAGCGCGGCGGTTGCGGTACGCTTCGTCGGCTTGCTGCGCCGGAGTTTTAGGAGCCTGAGGCAGTGGCGTGGCCCGAAGACGCTCAAGCTCTACCCTATCACGCTCCGCTTTATCGTACTTGGCCTGCAAGTCAGCCAACTTGGCTGCTTCTGCGGTAGCCGCCGATTGCGACGGCTTAGCGTGATACTTCGGGTCGCTGAATTTAGAACCGCTCATCACCGGCCTCCTCTAGCATAATTAACAATCCGCATTGCTTTTTCAGCAAAGCGCGGCCCAAATTCCTGAATGAAGTCATCGAGATTAGCTTGTGACGGATCGGAAAGCAAATCGGCGTATGCGGCGTCGTTGGGTTGAACGATGTTTTCCCCAGAAACTGGATCGTAGGCCTTACTGTTCTCAATGATGACCGATTTCATCGTCGGTGTCTTCGACTTCATCGCCTCCAGCTTCGCCATAGCGAGCGAGGTCGTCAAGCCCTGCTTGGCGAGGCCCACCCGCTGGGCGAGCCGGTTCGTCTCCAACAACTCAAGCGCCTCTTTACGGCTGATCTCGCCTTCGCGCTGGGCCTTCTGCTGCGCCGCTAAGACGGGTGTAATGTTTTCCAAGATGCCGCCAAAGCCACGCCGCGTCGTCGGTTGGGCTAACGCCGCCGACAACTGGAACATGCGCTCGCTGAACGATGGGGCGAAACGCTTTTCCGCCAAAGCCTTTTCCAAAGCGTTGTAGCGAGCCGTTTGCTCCGCCGCGAGCTTGTTGTACTCAGTCATGGCTGACTGGACGTTGGGGTCTTTGTACACCGACAGGCCGCCCGTTGCGTCAGCAGCGTCTGCGGCAGCAGCGTCTGCGTCAGCAACGGCGCTGAGAGCACCTAATTCTTCGTCCATCGTAACTTCCTCTGCGTCGGATGCCTCTTGCGGCAAGCCTAATTCTTCTCGCATTTTGCGAAGGTGGTCTATCTGCCACTGCGCTAGGGGCGGATTTTCCACGATCACTTCCCTTTCAGAGAGCCGACGATACCCGCAGCAGCAGTTAGCGCGCTGGCGATATCTTTTCCGGTCGATGAGTATTCCTGTTTGACGCCTGACGGCGAGATACCGTATTCTTGCGTCGCGCTTGGGACGCCGGAGGCAACACCTTGGAACGTCTTCATCATGTTGTTGATCTGCTCTTGCGGATAGCCCTGCTGACGCAGGAAGTCCTGATACGCCACGTCGAGGTTCTTCTGACCCTGCTGCTGCTCCAGTGCGCCGACGCCGCCCAGCGCGCCTGCGCCAGTGAGGCCGAGGCTCTGCGCCTGCTCGCCGAGTGTCGACAGAGCGCCAGAGGCGGCGAGCTGCTGTTGCTGCTGCGCCCGCGCCAGATCGCCAGCCGTGCTTGCGAGAGTGCCGAAGCGCGACAGGTCAGTGCCTGCGAGCCCAGCGGCCTGCGTGTAACCGGATTGGAGCGCCTCAGTCTGCTTACCGAGGATGTCGGCACTGGTGTCGCGAAGGGCGCGCGCCGTGTCGGTCATCATGCCCGACGGCGTGCCGCCTAAGCCACCACGCCCGCCGAAGCCGAGCTGACCGGCTTGGATGTAGCGGCCTTCGATCGCAGGCATAAGGTTTTCTGTGAGGTTGCGCGTGCCCAGCTCGCCGATGCGGTTGACAACGGCGTCGGTATACGGGTTCATGTACTGGCCGATGTTCGACACGGATGTCTGACCGGCCTGCGTCAAGAACGGCTGTGCGGTGTTTAACGCGCCCGGCGCATTCGCGGCGCTCTGCGCAACGCCTGTGGCTTGATTGAATAGTGGCTGGTACGCCGTGGCGGCGGTGCCAGTCATGCCGAAGGCTTGCTGCTGCGTCGGCGTGAAGCCCGCGACGCGCGGCATTGGCGCAGTTTCGTATGGGCGGTTGGCTATAGCCTGCTGCCCCGACAGGATGTCCATCGCGTAGTTGGAGTACCACTCAGGCAAAACCTGCTGCTTGGTCATGTCCGTGAGGGCGGAGCCTTGAGGGATTGCAGCCCCCTCGGCTAGAAATGAACTGCGAGACATTAAATGCGTCCTCCAGACAGATATGCTTCGGCCTTCTTGGCGTTAGCACTAAAACGGCCCTTTGCCAACTTCTGACCCTTGTGTTTACGAACTTTAACTCGAAGCTCGTCCAGCTTCTTTGCGCCAGCCTTATTCGACCCGTCACCCAGCAGGGCAACAGTCTCGGCGTCGATCACATATTCGCCGTCGGACAGCACCGCAGGGATGTCGTCGCTGCGGCCAGTGCCGGGGCCGTTGACTGCAAATTCGCTGCGCTTGGGTGAGCCGCCTTTTGCGCGCTCTTGCAAAAACTCACGCTCGCCGCGTGCGTAGCGGGTGGTTTCTGGTTCGATGATGTTGTCGTGGATCATACGCTCCCGTGCCAACGCCGTTTCGGCGTCTGGGTATACGGGAAAATCTATCCCTGAACGTAGCGCCCAATCGCGGGCGCTGTTGGGGTCCATCATCTTGCCGTGGACATATGTAGGGTATAGCATCTCACCTTCAGGCACCGCGTTTACCGCGCCAACGACACTCGAAATGTTGCCGTCCCGTTCGTAGGGGTTCACCAGTAGAGACCGACGGTGGTAATCGACGAAGTTTTTCTCTTCGGGGGACAGCTCTTCGTAGGACAAACCACCCTTAGCTGCACCACCACGCGCGAAGCGCATGTTGTCGACGTCGCGGGCATACATCGCTGGGCCAGCGGGGTTGTTAGGTATAGGTGTGGTGATAGGCGCGGGGTTGTTCCGCGCCGCGTAGTCGAAGAAGTTAAGCTCAGGCCGTGTGCCGTAAGTCAGCCAGTCTACGTCGCCCATCGGACGCGCTGTGCGGTTCGCGCCGATAGTGCCGAGGCCGCCTGCGGAGGGCAGCTTGGCTGAAAAGATCGGGTTCAACCGGCCTGTGCCGCCGCCACCGTATGTGCCAGTTTGGCCTGAGCCACCGCCACCACCGCCGACTAAGCCGGAAATGAGGCTCGCGATGCGCAGGTACTCTTCGAGGCCGAGCTTCTTCTCGTCTGTCAGCGCGGGGTCGGGCTTTAAGTCCAAAGGACGGAGAGGTTCTAAGGGGGGCATCACCGAAACCGATGTGGGTTCGGGCCGCTCAATCTTAGAACCTTCTACAACGATTGGCTCCTTGTAGTTTTCCATACCGGAAACCCTGTCGATTACGCCGAGATCTAAATTGAGGCCACCGGTATCGGTAGGCTGCTCAATCTTAGAACCTTCAGAGATGATAGGGTTCTTCTCAAATTCAGCTATTCCAGCGAGTACATCGGGCGATAGCCCACTCGTGACTGGGACAGAAACAGGGGTTGCCTGCTCAATCTTAGAACCTTCAGAGATGATAGGGTTCTTCTCAAATTCAGCTATTCCAGCGAGTACATCGGGCGATAGCCCAGTATTCACGGGAGCTGGGACTGCCTGTTCAAGTGGGCTTGCTTTAACAAGGATATCGTTGGGGTCAGCGGTGTCGGTCAGTCGGTCGAACGCGGATACATCTTCTCCGGGCGCGCCGAACTGGTTGCCTCCAAGGTTAACACCAAACGCGTTGCCGAGCCTGTTGCCGATGGCTGTGATGCCATCATACGGCTTCTCGGCCAATGCTTGTTGAATTTTGTTAGGCGAGCCACCGAGAGTGGTGCCTATGCTTGGCGTACCTAAAGTAGACGCAGTCACCTGTAAGCCGCCGTCGGCGGTCATACCACTCGAACCAGACGTACCCTTGGTGCCGTTAAGGTTTATCGGTTTGAGACCTAGCTCGTTGGCCACAGTGGGCGCTACGTAACTAAGCGCGCCCGAAGCAACGCCACCAAGGAGTGCGTTCTTCAGGCTCTGGCCCGTGGCTAAACCGCCTGCGGTCGAGCCGAGACCTGTACCTACTGCCGTGGCAAGTTTTGGAGCTAAAGCGGTGCCGAATTTACCTCCAGCTTCCAGTGCAGGGCCGAGTACTTGACCGCCAGCGGCAGACAAGCCGCCCATCGCAACGCCCTTGAGAATATTGTCGCCCCTAAGCGCCGCACCTGCGCCGCCAAGACCAGCCCCAGCGGCGATGGTGCCAAGGACGTTCAAGCCCGGTATGAACATCGTTGCCAATGGCAGAGCCGTTCCGACCGCACCAGCAATCTTGCCCAGTGTGCTCTTGTTCTTCTTCTCATACGCGACAGTCGAGTAGTTACCAGTCGGGTCTGCGGTTTGGATGCTGTAGTTCGCCTTGCGGCCAAACTGGTCCGTCAGGCCCTGACCTAATTCGGTTGCCTTGCGCGCGGCGTCGAAGCCTGTACCCTCGAACACGATCTGGTTGGTGCGGTGGTCAACGAGGCGTACAGGCTGGTCGGCCCGCACCGCGAAGGTGTTGCCACCTGTCTGC